CCTTGCCTCGCACGATGTCAGCCAAACGGTGAGCTTCTGTCGCCATGTAGGACAAATTGGAACTTGTATACGCGCGCAATGAACGTAGTGGTAAAACTCGAAACGAATTTTCGGACCGGCAGATCCTTGTTGTATTGACGGGAGTTAGGAATCGGGAATGAGCTACAATAGCCCCACCCTCACACAGTTTGCACACCAGCTAGTGCTCAACCTCCCGCGGCACGCGGAGCCACGAGCCGACCTACTTACCTTGCAAGGTTGGCGGAGTTAGCTCAACCGCACCGCCGATAGCAGCGACGCGATGGACATTATCCGGATCCACCTTAGGTAGCTTGTCTGGGTCGACTGGCAATCGCATAGAAGCGATTTCCTCGCGCGTCGTCATTTCCGATAGTCGTTTGTCGTAGTCAAACAGCTCGGGGCCGGTAAACCCGAACTGCCGCGCTACGCTGACTCTTCGTATGCCGTCGGCGTCCTCATCCTCACATGGTGGGTAAGGGCCGTTCGACAGACGGTAGTACATGTCTCGGTCAATGTCATACAGCTGTGCCATATACTCTGTGTCTTCGGCAATGGCCGCAGAGCGGGCAAGGTCAACGCCGTAAACGCTGGCGGCTGCTCGAATCAGCGGCCCAACGATCGGGGTGTTGATGTCAGTGACGCTGTACCCCTGAAGTTTCAGCGCGTACTTCTTGACGTCGTTCGTCTGTGCGATGCGCAGCTTATCAACCGCTTTCTCGATTTTGCAGTATGATACGAGTGTATGCGTTGGGTCGGGATATATCCGACTGAGGTACTCGCAGGGTTGCCGAAGCACGCACGACACGAACCCAAGCTTAGTCACCATGCCGACGTTCTTCTGGACGTATTCCGACGCGACCGACCAACGGGTATCCGAAACATACGGCGTGCCGGGGTCGAGTGCATCGTCGCCAAACTTTGGGCCGATCCAATTGTATGCCATTTCCATCATGCTGCCAAAAGTGGTAAGTTGTTTAAACCGTTCGTCGTTCTGGACGACGGTCATGCAACGGCGGAGCTCCTTGACCGTGAGCTCGTATTCGCCGGATCCGACCGCGTCACGCGTACTGTTGTCATCATTGTCTTGGACAGTCAGACACAATGAAACGACGGTTGTCAGCATTTCCAGGAAAGCATTGACGAGACAGTTGAGGACGGTAGTGATGCCCGACCCGCTGCTGTTCTTCCAGCCGGAATCGATTATTTCCTTGCCGGCCTGTGCGCGCATATGGAAAAGCTTCTCGTAAATGGCGAGAGCCTCCTCAACGCAAGAAGAATGGAAGAAAGTGCGGATCACGAGCCGTGTGACTTCAGAAGTTAGCTCGTTGTGCATCTCGTCCATCTTGGAGAAATCCTTCTCGCGGACGCCGCTTGTCGTCACGACGTCGCGTTTGGGAGCCTCTTCCCACTCATCGAGGCCGCCGAAGAACTCCTCAAATTCAACCTTGGTATAGGTGTTGCCATCTGGCGCCGCGCGGCGCTCAGCCTGCGTAGCTGACGCGAGCTCGTGTTCCAACCCGAGAAGATAGACAGCGCGCACCGCCTCAGCAATCTGGAGAGGCGTGCTCCCCGGATTATAATGCTTGCAGCGTTTCATCACCTTTTCGAGTCCTTTTCCGAGGCGACCCGAATTGATACCAAGTTCGTAGGGCAAGTTTGTAATTCCGCGCGGTGCATCGTCAACCTTATGTTGTACCTCTTTCTTGGTGTCGATGCGTGCGGTATCGTCACTTGGCACAATGCCATTCTTGCCCCAATTCTCACGACGTGCGCGCTGCAACGGCGCGTTGCGAGATTCCTCCACCTCCTGGAAGGTGGGCATGTGAACCGTCCCCGGCTCGACGCCTGTTTCGACAGCTATCTGTTTGACAAAATGTGATAGCACGACGTCCCATGTCTTCTTGAACGGTTGCGACGGGGCAGTGCGATTGATGTTTGCTTTCAGGCGGTTCTCAACGTACGCTTCCATGGCATCCGGAGACTTAGCAAGGACGCCAGGGTTTGTTCCGTTGGTGAGCGGTGGCAGAGCGTTAACGGCCGTGGCTGAAGGCACCTCATTGGGTGGTGGCTCGTTCAACTTGGCGGTGCTCAAATACACCACGTTGGGTAACGGCCCAAACTCCGCACTCGCGCGCATAAAATTTGCCAGAACGGCTATGGCAGGGTCGGGGATCTTACCGCCAAAATCCTCTGCCAGATGCATCTTCAAAGCCTGCTGGATTTCCGTCAAAGTCTGTCCACGACCGCCGCTGTGCTGTATGTAGCGGATCAGTTCGTAGAGTTTGTTCGTAATGGTGACGGAACAATCCG